GTTCTTTTAATGAGTGTGTCAAGCAATCTTTTATTGAATCTGTGTACAGGAGGAATTCCATTTCACCCATGATTGATGAGTATAGAAATACACTTATTAAGGGTGCAATAGGAGTTAGCGTATCATACGCTGCTGTATATGGAATAGTGAAGATTCTAAAAACATTCAAGAGAGAATTAAAACCTATACTTAGTCAGGGATCTTTAGCCCCGAGTACAATTGAAGAAATACAACAAAGAGATTCTGAAGAGAATCCATGGTGTGATATAGTGAGACGCCAATTACCAATTTGTAAGAAGGCACAAACTTCGACTTGTAGTGATTTGACAAACAATGTGTTGAAAAATTTAACGTATGTTCGTATCACAGGACCTGATGGAAGGTCTTATTTTTCAAATGCATTGTTTATAAAGTCGAATGTTTGCGTTTTGCCCAAACATTATTTTGACAAAGTTGGTGAGAGTTTGTTGTGTGAGTTTCGTAAAAAGTTGCCCAAGCAAAATGGGGGCAAGTTCTTTGCTGAGATTGATTTGAAGTACTCGTACCATGTCCCATTGACAGATTTAGTTATATGTTATGTAGGATCAGGTGGCTCTTATAAGGATTTAACAGATTACTTTCCCACAGATGTTATGCGCGCAGTACCATTTAAGTGGTTGTGGCGTGATGAGAATGGGGAAATTGTTGATAGTGTTGGAAGAACACATCCGGAGAGAGTTAAAACTACCAGTTTTTATTATGATGGTGGTACATATGATTTGACTATACCAACTAAATTTGGACATTGCGGTGCGCCATTAATATCCAACACGAGAGGAAATTGTATTATTGGATTCCATTTAGGTGGAGTTACAGGTACTACTCGTGGCGGTTATGGCATACTTAAGAGACAACAAATTCTTGATGCTTATGAATTTTTGGTAAAGCAAGAAGGAATAATTTTGACTGGTACAGCAGAGAAATTTGAGACTGAAGTTTTAGGAACTCAAATTTTAGATGAGCAAGCTGCTTTGCCAGTTAAGAGTGCATTGAATTTCATGCCTGAGGAATCACAAGTTGAATATTTTGGTAGATGTGGACCAACATCTACTTTTAAAAGCGATGTGAGTAAGTTACCTATATCAGGTGTGATTGAGCGTGTATGTGGTATACCAAATATATATAGGGGACCAGTTGAAAGTCCATCCTGGTTTGGATGGCAGAAGTGTTTAGCAGGAATGTCCCATCCTGCGTTACCATTTCCACAACATACTTTGGCGAAAGCTATATTGGATTATAAGTTACCGCTAATACGTATAATACGTAATGAGTTGTGGAATAGTTGTGCACCTTTGACTTTGGAAGAAAATATGAATGGAATTCCAGGAAAGAGGTTCATAGATGGTATAAAAATGGACACTGCTATAGGGTTTCCTTTGACAGGTAAGAAGAGATCTTATCTTGCAAAGGAAGAAATGACTGTTGATGGGTTAGTAAAACGTGAATTTACGAAAGATATATATGATGAAATAGATAGATGTGAGACTTGTTACAAGAATGGACAGCGGGCGTACCCGGTAGCCAAGGCTTGTAAGAAGGATGAAGTTTTAGCAAAAGAGAAATGTCGCATCTTTTACGGAAACGCTATTTCATTAACATTTTTAATTCGTAAATATTATTTACCCATATTACGTGTTTTGCAAATGAATCCTTTGGTATCTGAATGTGCAGTTGGAATAAACTGTCATGGACCAGAATGGGAAGAAATGCATCAACACGTGTTGAAGTTTGGCAAGGATAGAATTATTGGTGGTGATTATGGAAGTTACGACCAGAAGATTCCTTCCCAGCTTTTAATAGCAGCATTGAGGATTTTAATTGATTTGGCCTCAGAGTGTAAATACTCGATGGAGGATATCAATATTATGAGAGCTATGGTTGGAGATATAGTATTTTCAGTTATAGCTTTTGATGGAGCTCTTATAGGATTAACTAGGGGAGCTCATATAAGTGGCAATTCACTTACGGTTGTTTTAAATGGTATTGTTGGATCTTTAGGAATGAGATGTTTTTATTATACGGTGCACAAATCACCACCTCCATTTAGGGAGAGGGTGAGTGTAATTACGTATGGTGATGATAACATAGGATCTACGCATCCTGAAGAAGATAAATTTACCATTAAGAGCTTATCGCAATTTCTTGGAAAGTATGGCCAAATATATACCATGCCAGACAAGAACAGTGAATTGACGGACTATTTAGATTACACAGACTTTGAATTTTTGAAGCGTAAGAGCGTTTATAGTCCGGAAATTGGGCAACATGTAGGTGCATTGATTGAGAAATCAATTTTTAAATCATTGCACATGCATTTGTATCCTCAAGGACATCCACTATCCGAAGAGGAGTGCAGCGCATTAAACATAGATGGAGCTTTGCGTGAATGGTTTAACCATGGAAGTGAAGTTTATGAAATGCGCCGTACCCAAATGAGGGAGGTTGCAAAGGAATGCGAAATTGGTCATATGTGTACAATGTTGGATTGTACTTACGTTGATATGGTCAATCGGTGGATAAAGACGTATAAAGGTGCGGAGCAGCCTTAAATGCCGCCCCGGTGTCCCTCGGGGTTCCAGTGTATAGTTGAAGAGGATTTTTGTGTATATGGATACCAGTTTTATATGTTACTCGGCAGTAGGATTAGGCTTTGCACATTATATTAGGAGACTTATATGTCTCGAAGAGGAACCTTGTATCACCAATAAGTCTAAGTGATATATGATAAATGACTTATGAATTTTAATAATGATTCAAACTCAGATACGGAGGTGTCGGATCTGAGTACATATATAGACACCAACGTACAGCTTTATGCTGGATACAGCCGTGTATTTTTAGGCCCTGAGCCAGTAGATGTTATCTGCTTTCGTGGGGTTTATTACCAGCTGTCAAACAAACCTTCGGGTTTGTTGGGCCGATTTCGTGTTTTACAATTAGACCATTTAATGATGGTTTATGATTTTAGAACACGGGGTTGGTACAATGCATTTCAAAGATATTTTGATTTATTGCGTGAAAAGACTACTCAATTTTTGGCTTTACAAACTAATGGCGAAATTGAGAATTTGATGAGTTCATCAATTGAGTTGTCTACTTTTACTGGTGTGTTTAAACACCATGGAAGGTTTTTATCGCGTGTATTTCGAGATTTGTTACCTGATATTACGGATGATCATGCAAATACGTTAGTTTGGTCCATGAATTTGGATGAGGACAACGGTTTGTTTTATCCGACATGCGATGTTCGCGATTCTGTGAATAGTAGCATGTTATTGGTACCAAGAATTGGAGATGTGTTGGAAGCGCACATGGGTGTGCTAGATCAGCCAGATGTAGTGGGAGATTCTAAAGTTGAATCGCGTGAACAACAATTTATGTTTGCTGACGATAGGGAAGGTCATAAAGTGATCATCCCATCGGCAGTTGATGAAGTTCGCTCTATAAGGGACGAAAAGTTCGCGAGATTTGAGAATTTCTTTCAACGACCACTGAAACTTAACGCTTATAAGTGGCAAGTTGGTGGTACTTTATTTGCTGATATAAACCCATGGGACGATTATCTTGAACATCCAGTTATTGTTAACCGTATTAACAATTTTAAATTGTTGCGAGGAACATTATGTTTTAAGATTATCGTAAGTGGCACGCCATTTCATTTTGGTAGAGCAATTGCTGCTTATCAGCCTTTGCATCGTTATGATACAATTTCTGATTTTAACACATTGACACCAGAGCCTTTAGTGCGTATGACTAGTTTGCCTAAGGTTTTCATTGATCCATCTGATTCTTCAGGTGGGTATATGGAATTGCCATTCTTTTATCATCGTGATTATGTTAACATCACAAAGAGAGAATGGATTAATCTTGGCAATATTTTCTTGCGTACTTTGAATCCTTTGAAGCATGCAAATGGTGCAAATAATGATGTAACCGTCACCACATTTGCATGGATGAAGGATGTTGAATTGGCGGCTGCAACTAGTATTGATAGTACTGCTTTACAACCACAAATGGGAGAAATTGATGAAGCCAATAAAGAAGGAGCCATTTCAGGTCCAGCTACAAAAGTTGCTGGAATGGCGGCCAAATTAGGTAAAGTTCCGTATATTGGACCATACGCGGACGCAACTGAGATGGCTGCTAAAGGTGTCGCTAGTATGGCTAAATTGTTTGGTATGAGCAGACCACCACAAACTAAGAATGTGGAGCCTTACAAACCAGAGGCATTGTCTTCTTTGGCATTGACAACTGTACCTGATAGATCTGCAAAGTTAACGGTGGATGATAAGCAGGAAATGTCCATAGATCCAAGGATTAGTGGCACTTCTAGTACAGTTGATCCATTATCAATTCAGAATATAGTTAGCCATGAATCGTGGTTTGACACGTTTACGTGGGCTGTAGGTGACAATGTTGAGACCTTTTTATGGAATTGTCGT